AGGTAAGGTCTTGGCTGGATTAGTGGTTACTTATGGTACATACCGGACCGCAGTGATGCTTGTTACTGCTGCCGAAAGTAAACATACTCTTGTGGAGATTGGACTTACCAATGCCCGTTTATTGGCACGAAAAGCGCAGTTAGCTTTAAACGCTGCAATGCTTACCAATCCTTATGTGTTGTTGGCTACTGCTGTAGTAGGACTTGGAGTTGCAATGTTGGCTTTCCGCGATTCGGCAACAGAAGCAGAAAAGGCACAGAGAAGGTTTAATGAACAGCAAGAAGAAGCTAAAAAGCAAGAAGAAGAACACAAACAGAAGATTGATTCCCTCGTACAAAGTTCTCGTGATATAGCGTTGTCGGATTTACAAAGAGGTCGAAGTTTAGCGGAGTTAAGAAAAGAATACCCTAAGATATTCGCTCAATATGACATCGAAACCATTAAGTTGGCTGATATACTTAAACTAAAGCAACAGATAACGGAAGAAGATGCGAAACGTGCCGGAGAAAAGCAAACCAAGGAACTTTCTAACATTGAATCTGAAATCAAATATTACGAGAATCTGCTGAAAACTCTTTCCGGTCAGCAAGGCGTTGATGGATATGTGAAGAAACTAAAAGAATTGCGTGCTATGCGTGATGTCATGCTGCAAGAAAAAGGCAAAGGCATCTCCGAACAGTTCATTTCCAATCTTAAAGATGTTAATACTAATGAGTTTGACCGCTACATCTCTGAGTTGGAGAAGCGTATCAGAGGAAAGGGGGAAAATGGAACTGTGAAACTTCGTTTGCCTATTGATATTAAGGGTACTTTGTCTGATGAAGCAATCTATAATGTGAAAGACATAAAAACACTTATAGATACAGCAAAATCAGTCAAGCAAACCCGAATTGATTCAGAGAAGAATAAAACCACTTACAAACAAGATTATGAGAAAGCGAAGAAAGACTGGGAGGATGCCAAAAAGAAACTATCTGAAATAGAAAAGGACAAATCTAAATTTACTTCAAAGCAATACGAAGAAGCTAAAAAGCAAAAAGAAACTACCGAAAAAGCATACAAAGATTTAGGAGGTATCACTGGCAATGCTTTATCTAAACAAGAAAAAGCTATTGAAAAGCAAAAAAAAGACCAACAAAAATCAGCCGAAGAGCTTCTGTCTCTCCGTCGCCAAAATCAACAGGCGGAAATAGATCTTATGAAGGAAGGCACAGAGAAAAAGCTAAAACAGATTGACCTTGACTATCAAAAAGAACTTGACGCCATCAAGAAACAAGAAAAAGATTTGAGTGAAAGACAGGGTGGAAAGTTGACTTCGGAGCAGTCTATTGAAATTTCCGCTCGTTATACCAATGCTGAAAATAAAAGAGAGAAAGATATAGCCGATGTAAGTAAGGAATTAAATTCCATACTAGATAAATATCGTGATTATTCAGCTCAACGCATAGCTATAGAGAAGCAGTATCAAGACGATGAAAAGAAACTTAGGGACGGATTAGCAAAAGCTAAAAGCGATTCTGAAAAGAAACAATATGAAGATGCCCTAAAAGAACTAGAAAAACAGCGTAAGAAAACTATAGATTCTATTTCAAAAAGCGAAATCGAAGATTCTGGCGTTTGGAAAATGTTAATGGGAGATGTTGATGCATTACCTACAGATATGCTTGAACAATTATTATCTGATGCTGAACAACTTGTCAAGACTACAAACTTGTCGGCTACAGATATGAAAGCTATGATGGATACCATAAATAATGCTCGCCAAAACCTTATAGCTCGCAACCCTTTCAAGACATTGAAAGAAGAATATGAAAAGTATCAGAAAGCAATAAAGAAAGGGGATAAACAGGGAGCCTTTACTTCATGGAGTAATGTGGAACAAGCTAGCGAATCTATAAAGAGTAATATTTCAACATTAGGGTCCTCTCTATCTTCTCTTGGAACTACTTTTTCCGATGAACTGGGAGAAGGCATCCAAAAAGCGGTAGATATTATAAATGACGGCATCACAGCATTTGAAGTATTCGGCAAAACTGGTGAAAAGTCTGCCGGTGACACAGTGAAAGGCATTAGCGGAATTGTTGGGATCATAACTACATTAGTGGGTACTGTAATGAATGCCTTTGATTCTACAAAAGCAGAACAAGAAAGAAATATTGAATATCAACGTAGACAGGAAGGATATTGGGATTCTATAAATTATCAAGTAGAACGTTATCTGGAGTTGCTCAAAGAAGCCGCAGGAAATGATTATTTTGCAACAGCTACCCAATCATTAACAACACTTGAAAAAGCCAGAGAGAAGGCATACAGGGACATAGTTAAATCTATGCCTGTTGGTGATGTTGATGCTGTAACATTTGGGCTTGCTCAACTTTTTAAAAGTGGTAAGTTTGCTGGCAAAATGACTGAATATGCCTTCGGAGGTCCGCAAGCTAAAGAAATATTTGATTTCATACAAGCTAATGGAGGATATGATCTACAAAACAAACTCATATCAGAGGAAGCGATTTGGGCGATGAAAAGCAATGCCGACATCTGGTCTAAGTTACCGGAATGGATGCAACAAGCTATTGACAAATTTGTAGAGCTCAACGACCAGACTAAGGAGCTAGAAGAGACTTTAAATGAGGATTTATTTCAAACGACTTCACAAGGTCTCGAAGAAGCAATACTGGAAGGATTAAAAGGAGGAAAAAGAGGAATCGCAGATTTTGGAGAAGATTTTGAAGAGATAATGCGCAACGCCTTATTACAATCGTTCGTTATAGACCAACTAAGAGGTAAAGCACAAGAGTTTTATAAAAAATATACCCTTTTGGCTGATAGTGACGAAAACGGAAAACTTGATTTAACAGCAGAAGAGATAAGCGATCTTAGAAAAGATTGGAATGATATTATAAAAGCTGCTACAGAAGAAGCAAAGAATATTGATGCCATTGTTGGTGGTTCTTCCTCTTCATCCCAAGAAGCTTCAAAGAAAGGCTTTGCCACTGCGTCACAGGATTCAATCGACGAGCTTAACGGGCGTTTCACCGCCTTGCAAATAGCCGGAGAAGAAATTAAGAATCAAAGTATAACTCAATCCCAATCATTAAATATTCTAACGATGAAAGCGGATACACTTATTTCCATAAATACGGAAACGAGAAATATAGCCGATGACACACGTGATTTGATAGCAAGTTCATATCTCGAACTTGTTCAAATCTCCGAAAATACCGGAGCAATAATAAAACCCATCCAGCAAATGCAGAAGGATATGGCGGAAGTTAAAAACAATACCAAAGGATTATCAACAAAATAAATGGTTATGGCAGATTTATTAATAAATGGTAGAGATGCTTACAAGACTTGGGGTGTAAGAATGGGAGATAAATTCCTTGATGTGCTTGGTGCATCATTACCTATGAAAGAATTTATTGAAAATAAATCCCGATTAGAACATGGAAAACGTGTAATAATTAATAATCCCAAAATTGATGAACGGGAAATAACGCTCTCTTTTACCATAGAAGGCAATTCTAAATCTGATTATCAAGCAAAAAAAAGGGCTTTTTTTGAAGAATTATACAAAGGTGTGATTGATATTCAGATTCCAGCTAACAGCAGTGACATTTATCACTTGATTTATTTAGGTAAAAGTATCACCTATGCGCAGAGTTTAGACAGAACTTTTGGTAAATGCTCAATGAAGTTTTGTGAACCAAACCCGAGTTTAAGGACCTAATTTACGACATTGATTTCATTGTCGTATATGCGAGTGCCCAAAATTGGGTACTCTTTCTTTTATCTCCGAACTTTGGTGTGTTATGGAATCAGTAGACATCAAAGACATATCCGGCAACATTCGCTTTTCGACTCCTATTAAAGAGGGGGCGAAGAGACGCTTCCTTTTGATGCAGGAAGATTATATCACTTTGCTATTTAGCCTTTCCAATCCGGTTTATTTCAAACTAGGCGACTACGTAGACAATGAGTTGGGAATATTCGAGCTTGTAGACCTGTATAAGCCTACCTACAATACAACGACAGGTGAATACGACTACGAACTCCGCCTTGATGCTTATTACTGGAAATGGAAGAACAAGAAGTTTTTCTATACACCGGAAACCACCGGACGCGAAGCCGCATGGAATCTTACCGCTACCCTTGACACGCATTTGAAAGTCTTTCTTGATAACCTGAAAGCACTCGGATACAAGTTCAGAGAGGAAGAGTTTACATACGAGATTGACAGCACAGTGGAAAACACTTCCAAGCTCGTTTCCTACGATAACGTGAATCTGATCGACGCTCTCACACAGATGGCGGAGACATGGGAGTGTGAATGGTGGATAACAGAGCACGTTATTCATTTCGGACGTTGTGAATATAGTTCCCCTGTTGATTTCAAAGCCGGTGACTTGACAGACACAGAAAATGTGAATGTCAACAGCATGACACGCAGCGACAGCCAGACCACGTATGCGACCCGTATCTACGCTTTCGGTTCCACCCGTAACATTCCTTCCAGCTACCGGAAAGAATTGATATTTGACGTTAAAGAGGTTAATGGACGTAATATATCCGACACGTCAAGGCCGCTCAAAATAAACTACTTTCCGTCACGAGTTACATATAAGGAAAACTACGCTGCTAGTAGCAACGAAGGCAGCGGACCTTTTACTCCTTCTTATACAGAATGGACACTTGATAAAGCTTTAACTTCATCAGCTAAAGGTGGTTCTTATAAAATTGTTTCAGAAGGAATTTCAATCAATATATCAACAGCCGTCCCACAAATAGGGAACCGTGCTTTTCTCCCGGCAGGAGATTATATATTGAAGGCGTCATATATCTATAATATTTCCGGGGAATCAAAAGAGGTAATTATTGGCAATCAGACGGTTTCATTAGCCCAAAATCAACAATATGAGATTGCGGCTAAAATACAGGTTCCCGACACGCTGGTTATCGATAAAAACAGTTCCGATTTAAAAGTAAGGGTATACGTTCATGTACCAGCTCCAGCTTCTTCCGAGCTGTTATCTACTTTCCAGGCGTATGTAACATACGATATTAACGTGTATGGCGGTTCTTCTGCAACGACTTCCGTAACATTCCTTTCCGGTGCAAATGCCGGACAGACTTTTGCTGCTGTTTACAATCCCGACCTTTTAACCGGTGACGCAGCAAACATTATCCAGTTACCGGAAGGTGTAACCGCCTCTTTAGGTAATCGGTACACCATTAACAACATCATAAGCGGTAAAGTCCCCGATAACTACTTCAGTAAGGATGACAAGGAAATGACCCTTAACGGAGTTGTTCAGAAACGTCTTATGCTCCCGGAGGGTATTTCTTATGTAGATGCTTATAAATACAGCCCGACCGGTGAACGTATCAATATCGGAGATGAACGCTATAATGATCCGGATAACGTGGAAATGCCAGAAGAGGAAGCAATCGAAGAGATCGTTATATTTGAGGATGAATATCCCCAATACAAGGGCACAATATCCAGTGTCAGCCACGATGACAAGGTAGACGATAACGATAAGGAATATCGGATCTATAATTTCAAAGATACGGGACTGAAGAACTTTACAGAAGATTTTAGGCTGGATGGTGAGGAACTTCACATGATATTCCAAACTGGCAAGCTTGCCGGGATGGACTTTGCTATCAATATTGTAGAAAGCGATAACACCGGAACAACCTTCGAAATTGTCCGCAATGAGGATTACGGTCGCTTTCTTCCGGATGATGTTCTTTATCCGGAAGCTTCTAATACTTATATCCTTTACGGCTTTGATACCGCATACATCTCCGAACAGATGTTGCCGGACGCAGAGCAGAATTTACTCAAAAAGGCAAAGGAGTGTGTAAAGAAATCCATGATTGACCCGTCCACCTACGATTGTGAGATGGATGCTGATTTCATCTACAATAAGGGTAATATTCGTACATACGAAGTCGGGGCTAAAGTCAACCTGATAAATAAGGCGTTTTTCCCGGAAGGCAGACAATCAAGAATAATCGGTTTCGAGTGGCCGCTGGATATTCCTTACGATCACCCGATTTATACAGTCGGTGAGACGGCTTCATATTCCCGTATCGGTGAGATAGAGAGCAAGCTTGACTCCCTTACTTACAAGGGACAAACCTATTCCGGCTCTGCCGTTGGAGGCGGTGGAACGAGTGTATATGTTATTGGGGTTAATGACAAGACAATCCCGTCTGACAGAAACGTATTCTCTGCAAAGAGAGTGCTTCAGGAGATTATAGCTTATGCTATAAGTAAGACGAAAGATGACACAGCCCTAGGGCTTATTTCATTCCTGAACGGCATTAACGTTACCAAAGGTATTGTAACGGACACGATAACTGCAACAGAATTGAGCAGCAATATTGTAAAGGTGCTTGATAAGCTTACAGCCAATAATGCCGCTTTCACCGGAAATATATCTTCTGTTGATTATGCTGAAAAGTTACTTGGCTGGCTGATAACCCCAGCCGGTGATATAGATGCGAAATCGTTGCGCCTACGTGATTTCCTTGAAGTTCCGGAATTGCGATATAACCGGGTATCAGTTATCACGGGTGAGGAATGGAACGCACCTGGAGGCGGTATAATCGAATCAGTGGATGAAGAGAACAGCATCGTTTACCTGAAGCTTGAACCGGGCGAGGTTGCAGCTATCGAAGTAGATGATATTTGCAAGGCTAACTTCAACAATGATACAGGCTTTCAGACAACCTATTTCCGGATCACCGAAAAGCTGGATAATGGTTCTTTTAAATACGTTCTCCGTAGCGGCTATACTTACCACCCTCAAAAGGCTATGCACTTTGTTTGCTACGGTAACTTCACCAATGCAGAACGCCAGAAGTCCAGCTATTCCACGCAGAATTATATCCGTTTCCTTAAGGGTGTAAATAGTTGGGAGATCACAAAGGATATGATTGCCATGCAGTTGGGAGACCTGTCTAACCTGAAACTGTTTGGAATGGATATGACCGGGCATAGTGCATATCTTAACAGAATCTACATGACCGGTACGATCAAACAGATTTCTAACGATGGTGTGACGGAAGTACCGATTCCAGCTTTTAAGAGTGAATGGAAAGCGGGGACGTATTGGTATTACGACGAAGTAACCCACAATGGCAGCACGTGGATTTGCATTGAATCTACGACTACACAGGAGCCGTCAGATTCTTCTACTGACTGGTTGAAGTATACTTCCAAAGGAGACAAGGGAGATACAGGGTTACCCGGTGCAATGCTCCGCCCTCGTGGAGTATGGAAAGCCAATACCGAGTATTACCGCAATGAGACCTTCATAGATACAGTAATCTATAACGGTCAGAACAAACTTTGTAAGATTACGCATACGTCTACCTCCTCTTTTGACTCAACGAAGTGGGAAGAGTTCAGCGAGTTCGAAAACGTGGCAACAAACGTCCTTCTTGCGCAGAATGCGACGATTGATGTTCTCGGTTCTTCCGGAATATTTGTTGGAAACTTAGATAAAACGAAGGGCTGGATAATGACTGAAGGCTCTATTAAGCATAATGTTACAGGTGTCGAGCTAACATCTGACGGTAAAATATCTCTTCCAGAAACCGGTGGAATAAACGTAGGCGGAAAGACTTTCATAGAAGCCGGCAAGATAAAGACGGAGTTTATTGATGTTGATAATTTGACCGTAAAGAAACTAGCAGCCGTAGAGGGAACAATTGCCGGGTTTAAAATATCTGATACACATATCGGTGTTGATGATCCCAATCATAACAATGCTTATGAAGGATTATCCCTATACAAAGATTTCATTAAATTTTCAGATGAAAAATCATGGGCTGGGATTGGAACTAATGTGTTTCCACTTTCTTCGGGAATGTCATGCTTAGGAAGATTTGATTTTACAAGCTCGGAAGTAGATTCTGGTACTGCCGTTTATGCAAAATTCCGTCCGGCTGTAGACGATTTAGGCTGGTCACAGCAAACAGCAATCCAATACGATGGTAACATATACGGCATAGGACAACGTGCAATATTCGAAGATGGATATATAGGGCAAGCCTATACAGATGTGCTTACCACTTTTATAAAAAGGACTCATAATTTTGTGTTTAATGGTCAGTCTGTTGTTAACTTAGGAATGGTTTTACCAGGAAGAAGTAATTTAGGAATAAATAATGATGTCTCTTTTCTCTTAAGTATTGTCATTACATGGAACCCAACCACAGCTCATCGGATTACCTTAAAAGGTTCATCTGATGGTAGACTGTTAAACAATGCAGGAGAAGTCCTTAGCCCAGAGTTGGATTCAAATGGAGCAATTTCTTTGGGAAGAGGAAATACCCTTTTGCTTAGATATTGCTCCTCACATTATTATATAGTTAGCTATAGATATCAATAATAATTATGAAAATAGACTTTCGAAAAATAGAATTAACCGATCTCGAAGGGAACAAGAGTACCGTCGATGTATCTAAAGCATTCGGAAATGCGATTTATCAAAATACAGGTGATCTTGGAGAATTTAATCTTGCTCAAGATATATACCGGAAAGGAGAAGTTGATATATCCCCTGAACAAGCTAAATCTCTAAAAAAGTATACGCAGTTATTTACTCGTGTCATTGATCGAATAGCTGTCAGCAATGCTCTATCACAAGAAGAATAAATAAGTTGAAAACAATGGTAGCAAAAGGAACGATCATAAAATTAGCAGTATCTATTGAACTACCTTCGGGCTTGACAATGGATGACATAGATTTCGAATGCAAGTTCTCTGTAACTCTCAATTCCCAGACGATCAAGAAGTCGGAAATGGTACGTAATGATAAGAACAGCTATACTTGTTTCCTTGATACCAACATCATAGGGAGGGGAGAAATTTGGATAGAAACCACGGCTTATCTTCCTGACACTGATTATGAAGGAGGAATAAGACCGGAGGTAGACAAGTCGGCAACCGGAATAAGAATTGTATAATATGGGATGCATACGGGTTAACATAGAAGCCTCGAAAGGAATAAAGGTGGGCACATCTCCTTTGTCTGGGATAAATGTCTCTGTAAATCCCAGCCGTTCAATTAAAGTGTCGGTAGGGATTGTCTGTGACGTTGGCAAAGATGCTTATTTGAGAGTAGAGCCTGATTACATCTGGTTGATGCCCTCCAATAACTTTGAAGATAACGTAGATGTATTGTCAAATGTGGTATGGACTACAGCAACAAAAGAATAAAATTTTATTGTTTAATTACTTAATGATTTGAATTATGGCAAAGCCTAGTTGGTTAAATTTAAACCCTTCAACTGGAAGCGGAAATGGGACAATTGCAAACAGTGCAAGTGCTCATACAGGCCGTACAGCTAGAACTGGTACGGTGACAATAACGGGTGTCGGGGTATCTACTCCTGCAACTTATAAAGTAACTCAAACTCCTAAATCCGAGTTTGCATCTTTTGATAACGGAGCGGAAATGTCAGCGCCCAAAGCTGCCGGAACTGTCACAGTTGAAGGTAAGACTAATTCTCAAAAGCTGACCTTTGCATGGGCGGATAGCGTATCAGATGTTACCATTCCATCGAAATATAGTGCGAATGGGACACAGACAGATAATGCGGCTAGCATCACAGGTGATCCAGGTGCTACAGCAGAGTTCCCATTCTCCATAGAACTTGAATTCCCTGCAAATGAAACTATTGAAGAAATTGTAAGAACATTAAAAGTGACCGCAAACGGTGGTCAGGCTGTACAGATTGCAATCAAACAGGCAGCAGGAGACGCAAAACTATCCGTTTCCCCAACAGAAATTACAATTCCTCAAAACGGTTCAGCTGTTTCCGTTACTGTTACGTCTAACACTTCTTGGACTGCCGCATAATGGATATACTTGTACCTTGGAAGGAAGGAGAAGGAAACATTGTCATTACGCCCGGCCCTAATGGAGCCGCAAGCGTAATGAGCGATGTTGCCAATGAAGGATTGGACAGGCAACAAACTGTCGTGTTCTCGACTACTAAGGGCAATAATCCGGTTTCCGTTTCTACTACGGTATCTCAAGAAGGGAAAAGACAGGCATTTGCAGTGACCGAAGGACGGTTTCTACTGTCTGACGGCAGTACGTTTAACGTTATAAAGAGTAAGTTCTATGAGTGATTATAACAGTCAATATTCGGGAGCTAGGATTGAAGAACTATTGGCAATGATACCCAACTTGGCTAAAGCAGACCTCTCCAACGCTATGACGGTTTCTTTGGGAGCAAACGGTTATGCCAAGTTCAATAATGGGCTTTTGATACAGTGGGGGACAAGAGTCGGAGCAACCGGGGGGGCAATTAATCTGTATTTTCCTACCAGTTTCTATAATACTGATTATAACATTTATTTCACTGGAGCAGTAAATAATACAGGTGAATCTTTTATATATGCTCCGGGGTATGACCTTAATGGTAAATATACATCATATTGTAGAGTTCTCACCCGTGGAATAAATTCAACTCCGGCTATTGTTTGGACTAGCTGGAATTTTACATGGTTTGCAATTGGTAGATGGAAATAAGGAGGTAATATTATGGGAAAAATATATTGGAAAAATGGTTTCTATGATAAACCACAAGAAGGAGCAGTAGAAATATCGGTGGAGTACTGGCAGGAATTGCTTGACGGTCAATCATCCGGAAAAGAAATCAAGGAGAACGAAAGCGGTTACCCGGTATTGGTTGAGCATGAGTACACCATTGATGAATTGAAAGAGATAAAGATCGCAGAGATCAACGCTTACGACAAGTCGGATGCTGTAAACTCCTTGACGCTGGACGGAAAACAAATATGGCTGGATAAAGACACCCGTGTAGGATTAGTCAACTCAATAAACATAGAAAAAGAAGCGGGTCGGGTATATACTACTTTGTGGTACAATGCGGAGAAGTATGTAATTCCCGTAAATGACGCCTTAAATATGCTTGACCAATTAGAATTATACGCTCTTGATTGCTACAATACTACACAGGCTCATATTGCAGCCGTGAAAAATTTGCTTAGCAAAGAAGAGGTTAATTACTATAATTATAAAACCGGTTATCCGGAGAAACTCAATTTTGTATTATAAACTATAAACAGATAAAGCTATGATTCTACTAGTATTAATGTCGTTCATCCTCATTGCCGGCTACGTCTTTGCAATGATTAAAAAGATGGAGGAAATTCCTTACTCTATCAGTGACACCTACTATGCCCTGACGCATAAGTTTTGGTTCGGTTTGTGCATGATCGGCTCCGGTGCATTGCTTCTTCCGGCAGCATTTGAAGCAAGTACGGAAAACAGCCAGTTTCTTGTATTCCTTTCGGTTGTCGGGATGATTGTATTGGGTGTATCTCCCAATTTCAAAGGAAGCCAGAAAACCGCCCATTGTATCGGTGCTGCTATGTCTTTAATCTTCTCCCAGATATGGGTAGGTTGCAATTCTTGGTATTGGTTATTGTTATGGGCTGGATTCATTGCGTACATGGCTATCTCCATGAGTGAGCACTGGACCGGTAACTTCATCTCCGACTTCATAAAGAGAAAGCCGATGTTCTGGATTGAGGTAATTTCATTGTTGACCGTTTATCTAACCTGTTTAGTATGAAAAAGAATACAAAAGAAGATATACAAGTATGGACCGCAGTGGGAATGTTGTTTGCTGGAGTCGGATTATCCGTTGCAGGTTTTGTTGTAGAGCCGTTAGGTCAGATTCATGACAGTGTATTGTGGTTTTTTGCTCAATGTCTGATATATGCTGGCAGTATATTTGGGATTGGGATTTATGTTAATGGGAAGTTTAATAGTTTGGTTGATAGGCTTAACAACAATAAAGAAGTAAAGGGTGATGAATCACATAAATAAAATCAGCGCATTAGCCAGCAAGCTTCTATCCAAGATCGGAATAGACGGCATGGCACATATTATAGTATGCCAGAACTTAGTTATGTGGCTATCAAAATATACGCCACTGTGGTCAGCAATCATTATAACCGTCGTGATCTTCGTCCTGAAGGAAGTGTACGACAAGTATTTCAAGAAAACAGAGTTCTCAATTAAAGACATCATCTGTGATTGCGTGGGTCTGGCGTTGGGAATATTAACATTGATATTATAGGAGGAAATAAGCATGAGTTTACCAAGAGGTTTGAGAAATAATAATCCGGGCAATATCCGGATCACAAAAGATAAATGGCAGGGATTGAGAGAAAAGCAGGAGGACAAATCGTTCTTCCAGTTTACGGAAATGAAATGGGGTTACCGTGCCCTTATCCGAACCTTGCAAAACTACCGTAAAAGACACGGCTGTCAGACGGTGGCAGATTTTATCCACCGGTGGGCACCGGAGAACGAGAACAATACAGCCGGATATATCAGCCGTGTATGTAGCGAAATGCAAGTCCCGAACACATACGTTCCGGACATCAACGATAAGGCGACTATGTGCGCTTTTGCTGCCGCCATCTCACGTGTTGAGAATGGAATTCCGGCTGTTATGGCTGACATAGAAGCCGGATGGGATTTATTATAAACTTTAATCAATAGGAGGAACAATCATGGCAACAATAAATTTGGAGTTCAAAAAGAACAGTAGCGTATGGTATGCGGAATTTCAGGTAAATTCTGATTTCAATATTCATTTGGAACGCAACAACTACGGTCGGGTGAATATTCTTCAACGGACGACAAGTGAGGGGAATTTTGAACCCGTAGTTTTGCCCGGAAGTCTTGCGTACAATGCAGGGGTAACCATAGACTGTGATTTTTCCGCATTGGTCTACCCCAAGACAATCCGCATCGAAAGTTATAGCGAAGTATTAAGTGGAACAGTAACCGAATCCGGCAATGAAGCTTAACAGGTTGTCTTTAAATGTAGTGGGGCTTAACCGGATCGGATTAAACCGGATCGGTTCGCCCTCCCGTGGCTCTTCTTCCGGTTCCGACCGTTCTTACATCGACCCAGAAGTCTTAGCCTCCCTGAAAGCCGTCTGCATCTGCTACGGTAAAAGCAACGACGACCCGGACAGGGCTGTTGTCAAGAACTTGGTGGATCCAGACAATCCGTTTGTAATCAGCAACGCAGCTTACGAAGGTATGAGTGGATGTAATGGTTATCCTGTAGTGTTTGGTGCTAATAAAACCTGGAAACAATTACCGACTTACAATTCTATATATAGTATTAATGATAATAAAATACATATTACTAAAGTATTAGGTGCGAATAGAGGTTTAATATTTAGTTATGTAAAGCAAAACGACCAATTATATGATATAACAGAAATACCTTCTTTTAAAATTAGAGTAAGTGGTTTGAAAGGAGATAGTAAGCTAAGATATTCATATATAAAAACAGAAAATGCAGTTTATCAAACTTTATTAGACTTAGACAATGGTATTCACAAATTACCTAAATCTCTTCGTCCAACTGATTCAATTATTAATGGATCATGGGTAGGATTTACAATAACTCCTATTGTAGAAAATGAGATAACCTTTGATTGTGATATTACTATCGAAGTTCTTCCTGAATATGAAGGTGCTTTCGTCACCGACGGTATTGACGACCTGATTAAGTCCACTAAATCAGCAACAGAAATGCTAGATGGCAGTAATGAGGTTACAGTTGTTAGTATGATTCATCAGATAAAAACAAATAATGATACTACTAGGAACAACTGGTTCTTTACTCCGGTATCTTATCTGGAAAATAGAGTCGTAAAGGATAAAATAGGAAAGACAGGTATTTATGGCTATACTTCAACTAACGTCACTAATGCGCAGATTTCAGATATAACTCCAATTTTAGGTGATAAAAATGATTATACTCTATATTCTAAAATAGAGGATGGAGATAGAGATTATTTTACTGTTGAAGGCTTTCAAAATCAAGGAATATGGTATGTTTCTTCTATTGCTTGGTACTGGACAATCATCGCCAACAAGGTACTGACTACCGACCAAATCAACCAAGTAATCGCTTACTTCAACTTGGATAGAACTCTTAAACCTGATATACTGTGTAATACTATCAAGCAGGGAATCACCAACGAGAACCACGCAGAGTTTGGTGACAAGCTGATTGACTTTTCAGGCAACGGTAGGGATATTCAGTTGAACAATCTAGCTTGGAAGGGGAATTCAGGTATTGGGAAGTATAATTTCTCTAATATAAATATAATTGCTTCTAATAGGTTTGAGGGTGCAGTAACAACTAATAAATGCCATTTTACAAAGAAATTAACCAATACTACAAATAACTTCTGTGATTTACTTGTTATTTCTCCTAATGAACCAATAAAATTTAAGGTCAGTGGTCTTTCAGATGGAAGAAAGTTGTTTGTCGCAAATAAGAGCGGTTCAGGTTCTAATTATAATTTTGATAATGGAGAACATGAAGTTTCTTTGTCTTTTTCCGAAGGAGTTGGACGAAATAATCCTTTTGGAGTAACAGGGGATATTGGTGACATAGACGTTACAGTAGAATTTATTCCTTCCCACGCAGGTGCTCTCTGGCTTGACGGAGTAAATGACTTCGGTAAGGTGACAGGGATGCCGATTTACAAGGATTATACGGTAGTAACCGATAGAGAAATATTTGCTAATATTGGAGCTATATTGTCAAAGAATAATCCGGGGGCATTTGTGGAAACTGCCGGAAATAGTGTTTATAGTTTTGGTCAAGCTACTTCTGGTCTAAATTTTATTTCTACTAGAAGTATATCTTATTTATCTAAATACTCTTATTGCGGGCAATCTATAACAGCAGGTGCAGCAGAAGATGGAACTGATATGTGGTTAGGCACGATACGAGATAATGATAGCCGTTTCTTCAACGGAGCTATCTACTCTCTCATGTCCTTCCCATATAGTATGTCCGAGTTCTTGATAGAGCGCCAGTTGAAGAAGCATAAGCTGGGTACGCTGTATCCGGATATGGTGGAGTTTAGACCGATAGTGAAGAGTAATCTACCTTATTCTTCCATAACCTATTCTGTTAATCCCGGAGAATATATCTCTGTAGATAGCATGGTTACCATCACTGTAACGTTGCCAAATACCTCTGATAAGCTAATGGAGGTATCGTGCAATGCTATCAGTGATATATCCATATCCGGTGACAATGGCGTTTACGAGATTACGGGAAAGATAGTCAAATCCCCTCAAAAGATAAACCTTGTTATCTCCAGTTACTTGACAATGTTAAGCAACTCAACTTTAATTTCAAATGAAACATTAATTAAAAACGAATGATATGGAAAAGATATTTGACATAGCAAAATACTCCGAGCAAAAATGGGGAGTCATTGCGAAAACTATTGACCGAAATAACGAAAATTTATATTATTATAGCAATCCTACATCAGGTGTGATTGATAAAAATGATAATGATAAAATATTTCTATTAGCTGTAACTTCTTTGTGGTTGGAAGTTCTGGATAAAAGTATTTCTCTGCCAGACAAACTATATTGTACTTATCTAGGTAACTCTTCCGGAAATTATAAAACAGTAGTACGCTTTGATGATGCTTCCGGTAAAACGTATTTTTCTAAATTTTATAATGATGGTCCCAAATCAGGAATGGAAGAACTAAAAATATCCGCTTCTTCAGCAAGTGGCGTTTTGGGTAAATACGTCCTTCATGTCATAGTTAATTGGGACTCTATAACAGAACAATATTTGCAACCTAATACGGAAATAAACACCTCTTCTTTGAATAGGTCAGAAGTAACATCAAAGTTGTCACAGAAAGATAAAATATCTTCTTTAGAAACCCGGATTTCAGCGATAGAAAATAGAGATGATAATCTTATCGGTAAGACGATATTGTGTTTTGGGGATAGTATTACGGAGATGGCGGATGCATATAATTTAAGGTATAGTGATTATATGCAGGATATATATCAATGTAAAGTGTACAATGTAGGAATTGGTGGCACACAGATTCGGCAAAGGACTAATCCTGTAGAAATTCCTACCAGTTTAAATCAGGCTTATGCTGCATTAGATATCATAAATCTGGTTAAGGCTGCTTGTTCGGGAGATTTTACAATTCAGGAAAATGCAGCAGAATATTTAAAAAACAATACGTCAGACGATAATACTGCAATAGTTCAAATATTGAAGTCCGTAGATTGGGATTCTGTTGATGCAGTCACAGTTTTTGCAGGAACAAATGACTGGCCTTCATATTCTGCGACTTTAGGTGAGAGTGGAAGTACGGATATTGGTAAGACTTTAGGAGCTGTCAATGAAATTATAAGATTGTTATCATCGACATACCCTCATGTGAAAATCTATTGGTTCACCCCTATTGTTCGATATTCGTCTTACTCTATTTCCGAATGGGATGATAGGTATTGGAGTGATAGGATGGGTAGCACTGAACAACCATATCTTCCACAATCAGGAAGCAATGAGCCTAACACCTCTGGCTCATTGAAAAATGGGACACTTAAAGATTTTAGTGAAGCTATTGAAAATGAAGTAAGACTTAACCATATCCCATGCTGTGATATGTATAATACGTTGGGGTGGAATAAGTATAATTTCAGCCAATACTTTAATGATAGTGATGGTACACACCCTAAAAAAGGATTCAAGGAAATAGCTAAAAAAATTGCTTCCTTCCTAATCGCAAATAAAACGTTTTAATAGCAATTATGAAATACATTACATTCCCCACAGCGAATTTGAACGAAATTATTAACAAAATAACATTTATAAAATAACTTATGTCAACGTTACAGTACATCGTTTTTCCATATTCCGATTTGGAGGAAGTTCCACAAGAGGAGCTGGATAAAAGAAATTTAGTGCCTCGTATAAGCTTGAATGGTAAAAAGGCTTTGATGAAAGCCGAACATTATGCTGAAATATTTGCAAGTAAAATGATTATGACTCTTTCAGAGGATGGAGAGACACCGATTGTGTCTTATCCTTATCCTGTCTACGAAGGCGAAGAATTGAATACTTTGCTGGCAAGTTCGGAGTGGTCTTCAAGTGATAGTATTCTATGAAAACCCTTCCTTGGATGCTAGTCTGCCTGTTGATTGGCGTGATCGTGTGGATGCAGTGTAATCCGCACGATCCGTCAATGGTGTACATTAAGGGAGATACTGTACGTATCCGAGACACAATAAGAGACACAATACCCAAACCGGTAAAGGAAGCTCTAAAACGTACCGATACGGTATATTTACCGATCCTGATAGATACTACCACCGATAGAACCGTAGAAGGCGATTCGATTCCGGTACTAATACCGATTACAAGTAAGGAGTATAAGACCGATGATTACCGGGCGGTAGTCAGTGGGTATAATCCCAACCTTGATTCTATGGAAATATACAGGGATAATAAAATTATTACTTTCCCGCCTTTACAGAAGAAGAAACGCTGGGGATTAGGTTTACAAGCAGGATATAGTTATCCGGGTGGTTGGTACGTAGGAGCTGGGGTTAGTTATAACTTATTTATATGGTAATACCGGCACTATCTTCACAGACCGTTTCCGGTATGAAAAGTTTAAGTTTCACTTATATAACAATTTCCTACGGAAAAAGGTTTTAAAGGAAAGGAGGATAAAATGATACATTAATTAATTCTAAGTACTAAGTTTATCCGGTAAAGTAGAAGGCCGGTAATCGTTAACAAATAACCTTCAAGAGTTATACTTTGTGTTTGTCCCTGGCTATGTAGTCGGGGATTTTTTTTATTATTTGTCGTATATAAAATAATCATATATATTTGTCCAAATAAAATTGATATGCTATGGAATACTTAGATGAATTTAAGGAATTTGTAAATTACTGTAATCAAAATGGTAAATATGTTGGTTGGGGAAACCCTAACTCTAAAATACTAATAGTGGGTAAAGAGTCTGCAATGGAAGAACCTGATGAGTTTTATAACAGCAATGCATCTATGTGGGATAATCATGTTAGTAATGATACAATTATGGAGTTATGTCATAAAGTAGAACAAGATGTTAACGTAGCAAAAGGGTGGGGTGTAAATACTTGGAGCAAGTATCAGAGATTAAAAGATTATATCTATGGCAGCGAAGGATTTCACAATCGGTATGTTGATTTCCCAACTCAAATATTTACTACCGAGATAAATGATGCCCCTAGCCTCCGAACTGCTCAAGCCGATAAAAGTGGAATTTCCTCACGGAAAGAATTGTTCCAGGTATCCTCCTTTATTCAAAGTTTTCCTGTGATTATATTGGCATGTTCTAATTATATTCAGAATAATGACAATATTCGCGAGATAGATAAGATTTTTGGTGTCACTTATGATGGTGATGATGTCGGTAGATTTTTGTTTAATAAAGGGAATTGGTTTTATACTCATCATGATGCCGGTGGTAGAAAACTTGTAATCCATACTCGTCAGCTAAGTGCGGATGTAAAGGATGATATGTTAAAGGAGATGGCAAAAATAATAAAAAAACATTTGGAAAGGCATGTTTGATTTATTAAATCGCTATAATAAACAGGGATGTTTAAAATTCACAATTGATGACAATTTGAATAGAGAATGTGAGAAGGCTCAAATTCCTGATGATTGTTGTGGAGTGTATATTGTATATGGCTATTTTAAAGGGACGAAGGTTCCAGTTTATATCGGAAGTTCGGGGCATATAGAAAATGGAAAGACAGTGCATCGCAAAGGAGGACTAAAAAGACGAATAATTGGGAAGCAGCAAAAGACTCCTAGATGGAAACTGTGGCCTGAAAAAATGCGTGCGCTATCTATCTTCGAATTGGAAATATGTTGGTATAATACAGAAAATGACAATCCGTTACTAGTAGAATACTGTTTAATATTGGAGTCTGTTATGCAAAATAAAAGATTACCTCTTTGGAATAGCGAATTAAAATTGAGTAGGGAATTGAAAGGTGAGTTTGAAGATTTTGTAAACAATAATAATATTGAATGTTTAAAAATATAATATGGGAAATAAATGCGATCATAACTTCGTTCTTGAATTATGATATTTTTGTTATTAACTTAAATAAGTCTCCAGTATGAATAGAATTATAATTATTGGTAACGGTTTTGATTTAGCTCACAATTTAAAGACTGGATATAAAGATTTTATAAATGATTATTGGGATACTGTTGAAGAAGGGATTTATGATAAATACTGGCGGTTGTTAGACCAACAATATGGAGGGGGCAAACACCCTCTTAATGACTATGAAGATCAGTTTATAAAAATTGGAAAAGAATATGATAAAACCGGAGTTAATAAAGTTTGTTCTTCTTATAAAGAAGATAGTCCTTTATGGAAATTGCATACACTAATTGATGAGCATAATAATGATCCTAGTTCAAATGTGACAGTTACTTTAACGTTCACAAATCATTTTTTTGAGCATATATCTCATCAATGTTCTCTTGTGAATTGGGTAGATATAGAAAATGAATATTATAAGGCATTGAAAGAGCTACTTCAAGAAGAAAATTACCAAAAGCAAAACGAAAGTATCCATACGCTTAATAAAGAGTTTGATGATGTAAAAGGATTGCTAGAAAAATATTTAACTAGGATTACTGAAAACACAGAATTGAAACAACATCAATCTATACATAATGTTTTTTCTAGTTTCATAGAGTTTGATGAAGTTGCCACTTGTAAGCAAACTGCATTCATTAACTCTATTTTTTCTAATACAGATATATATCATGATTTTACCATTGACTATAGTGAAGATCCTGCATATAGTGAATGTTTGACAAAAGATGAACAACGGAGGTACTTTATTAATAAGAATTTTAAATATGACAATTTTAAAAAGAATCATCTAGCGCCGTATACCTTACTTTTAAATTTTAATTATACACAAACTGCTGAAAAATTATATGCAGAAAATTGTTTTAATGAAATTATTAATATTCATGGAGAGCTTAACAATGAAAATAATCCCATTATATTCGGATATGGTGATGAGCTAGATAATGATTATGAAAGAATAGAAAGATTACAGAATAATGATTTTTTAGAGAATATCAAATCTATAAGATACCATAAAACCAAAAATTATAGAAGTCTTTTGGAGTTTATAGCATTAGGGCCATATCAGGTCTTTATAATGGGGCATTCATGTGGAAACTCTGATCGGACATTATTAAATACTTTATTTGAGCATGACAATTGCCTATCAATTAAAGTCTTTTATCGACAGTACAAAGATGGGACAGATAATTATATTGATTTGATAAAAAATATATCTCGCAATTTTAATAATAAGCCTAATATGCGTGATATAGTTGTAAACCGAGAAAATTGTTCTCCTTTGGTACCAGTTAAAAAAGAGGTAGCCGAATAAGCTACCTCTTAAATTACCTGCCATCGGTATTGCCGTAGCTAGCCATTTGAGGTAAATTGACCTTTCTGGAAATTTCTGCTTCATATCTGGAAACTTATTGTGCTTTTGGGAAATTTCCTATCCCTTCATCATCATGATATCTGCTCTCATCTCTATATAGTCCTTATATTTTTCCGGGTCATTCACGTAGTCAATTACTCTATTTATGGCTATCTCCGCTTGTCTCTGCTTGACTTTTGTATAGAACCTGATTACGCCCTTGCTTTTGTCAGAGTGTCCAAGGCAGTAATCTATCACCCCATCTGGTATGCCAAGTTCGGAAGCGAACTGGGCGAAAGTTTTGCGGGCAGAATAAAAGCACAATGTCTGTTTGATTCCTAAGTGCTCTTTTAGTTCCCTCATGCAAAGATTGATATATTTCTGCAAATTAGAATAGGTATAAGAATACCCTAAATCCAAAAATCCTTTTTTATTTATGTACTTACTGATAATTGCTTTCGCTTCGCTATGTATAGGTATCGTTATGACTGATTTTCCAGTCTTAGCATGAACAGTCTTGATTCTTTCAAAAGAAAGTATATCCATCGACAAATCGACTGATAATAAATCTTTCAGATTGATACCGCACAAATAGAAAGATAGTAAAAACATATCCCTACCTAAATTCAATCGTTTTCCTTCAACTTCCGTTCTTTGTATTTTCTGAAATTCTTCTATTGAAAGATCGCATTCTTTAGGGTCTGCTGTTGGTATTTTCGTGTACGCAAATGGGTGCATATCCGTTTTCAGAACACCTGTTTTTATCAGCTCGTTTATCCGGGCTTTCAGATGGGTTAATCGCAATCCGATGTTTCCATTAGCATAGCCTTTCTTTATCATCCACTTTTTAAAATGCTCTACCAATAAAGTATTAATTGCAGGAATAGGTACATCTCCTTCCGCATTAGTAAACACCCGTACAGTCTCCTCATTCATTTTTGCATAGCTTTCCCTCCCCTCTTCCCTAATTTCATTTATGCGCTGTTTCCAGAACTCCAGAAACGAAATATGTGAAGGGCGTTCCTTGGACATTATAATCCGCTTTATCTGAATTGCAGAAAAATAGTCTATACATTCAATAGAATTAAATTTCTCTTTGTATTGTGAAAACACAAATTCAAGCCTTTTATTCATGACGTTCGCATCCTTCCGGTAAGCGACTTTACCGTTATCGAATTCTGCAATATCATCTAACAGAAACTCTGTTTTGATGTAGGCGCGTTCTTTCTTTTGGGAGATGCAGACTAAGATGGGAAGCCTGCCATCATGTTCCTTAATAGAACTTAAAATTGTTAATCTGATTGTTGCCATAGTCGAATAATCAAAACACAATTCTACTATACAATTTTGTGCAAATATATACGCAGATTTATGTTTTTTTTATTCGGAATTGAATTTTTAGAAAAGAGAAACGCTGATTAAAAAACTAATAATCAGCGTTTTATTTGAGAGCCGCTAGCCAGACTTGAACTGGCGACCTACGCGTTACGAATGCGTTGCTCTACCAACTGAGCTATA